CTCGGAGATGTGTATAAGAGACAGTGATTATGCGTTCTACATGGGATTGGGCTGAACCGGGCGTTCTGTTTATTGACCAGATTAATAATATGAACAACCTATGGTATGCCGAAACAATCGAAGCCACTAATCCTTGTGGCGAACAGCCTTTGCCCCCTTATGGTGCTTGTTTGCTGGGTTCGTTCAACCTAACAAAGTATGTTGGTGCTGAAGGATTTAACTTCGGTCAATTCACTGGTGACATCTACACTGTAGTACGTGCCATGGATAATGTTATTGACCGTACAATCTATCCATTACCACAGCAGGAACAAGAAGCTAAGTCTAAGAGACGTATGGGCTTGGGTGTCACTGGTCTTGCTAATGCAGCAGAGATGTGTGGTCTACCATACGGCTCAGAAGGTTTCATGGAGTTTACAGAGAAAGTTCTGTCTACACTTCGTGATTATACTTATGCAGCTTCGGCTGACCTAGCAGAAGAGAAGGGTACATTCCCTCTGTATGATGCTGAGAAGTATCTGGCTGGTCGCTTTATCCAGACACTACCTGAGTGGGTACGTGATAAGATTAAGCAGAACGGTATCCGTAACTCACATCTTACATCTATCGCACCTACAGGAACCATCAGTCTGACTGCTGATAACGTATCGTCAGGCATCGAGCCACCTTTCTCACTCTACTATGACCGTACCATCCAGCAATTTGATGGTCATCAGGTAGAACGTGTGGAAGACTATGCGTATCGTCAGGGCTATAATGGACGTACTGCAAACGAAATTAGTGCAGATGAACACGTAGATGTTCTGACTTTGGTATCTAAGTTTGTTGATAGTGCTGTGTCAAAGACCTGTAATGTGGGTGATGACGTAACTTACGAACAGTTCAAGGACTTGTACTACAAGGCTTGGAAGGGTGGCTGCAAAGGGATTACGACCTTTAGGGCATCTGGAAAGCGTTATGGCATCTTGAATGAAGTCAAAGAAACTAAAGATGAACCTAAAGCAGAGGCTTGCTTCATTGACCCGGCAACTGGTCAGAAGTCCTGTGAATAATAGGGGCCATATAAGAGGACTACTATGAGTATACAAGAGACATCTCTACCATATTCCGTAGATGACCTAATAAAGAAATTAGATGAAGTTTACCCTGAACAATCTGCCTTGCTGAACTGGACTACACAAGAGGTCTGGTTCAAGGCAGGGCAGAGGTCTGTAGTCAACTGGCTGCTAGAACTCCAGAGACGGGAACAAGAACAAGAGGAGTGAGCGAATGTGTATGGCATCGAAACCTAAAGCACCTCCACCTCCACCCCCAATGCCTAAAGTTGAGCAGCCTACAGCCGAAGAAATCAAGGCAGCTACTCCAACAATCGTTAAAAAGTCTGGCGGCACGAATATTCCACGTAAGCGTGGTAAGCGTTCCCTACGTACTGACGTTGGTTATGGTGGTGGCTCCAGTGGCGTAAACGTACCATAGAGATAAGATATGCATAATAATACTTCCTGCGCCCAGCGTTATCACAAGCTGACTGCTGACAGGGAGATTTACTTAGACAGGGCTAGGGAGTGTTCTGAACTGACACTTCCTTCCCTGATTACCCCCGAAGGCTTTAGTTCTGCTACAGACCTATACCAGCCTTTCCAGAGCGTAGGTGCCAGAGGTGTCAACAACCTCGCATCTAAGCTGCTGCTTCTACTGTTTCCACCTAACTCACCTTTCTTCCGTCTAGCGATGGACACGAAGACCAAGCAAGAGTTGGATGGAGATGGTCAGTTACGTGCTGCTATTGAGCAGGGACTAGCTGGTATCGAGCGTGAAGTCATGGGTGAGATTGAATCCCGTGCCATGCGTGTACAGGTATTTGAAGCCCTGAAGCATCTCATTGTCTCTGGTAATGTATTGGTACATATGCCAAAGAAGGGTGGTATACGAGTATTTCCTCTGTCTTCATATGTCTGCAAAAGAGGCCCAGATGGTGAACTATTAGAAGCCATCGTTGAAGAAAAAGTATCACCTAGAGCATTACCTGAAGGTATCGAAGGTATTGATTATACAGGTGATGAAGACCTAAAGATTTACACTAAGGTTGTAAGGGATGGTAGCACCCACTTCTCTGTTTATCAGGAAGTAGAGGGCAAGCTAGTACCCGGCTCCGAAGGTCGCTACAAGAAAGAACTTATGCCGTGGATTGCACTGCGTATGGTTCACATTGATGGCGAAGACTATGGTCGTTCTTTCGTTGAAGAATACCTTGGTGACCTCAAGTCTCTCGAAGGACTGATGGAGGCTCTAGTTAGTTCCGCAGCCGCCAGTGCAAAGCTGGTGTTTATGGTACGACCTAACGCTTCTGTTAAGAAACGAGACCTTGCTACCTCTAAGAATGGCGACATCATTATCGGTCAACCCGAAGATGTACGTGTTCTGCAAACTGAAAAATATCCCGATATGCGTGTCGTACTGGAAACAGTACAGCGTATTGAAGAGCGTATGGCCTACGCCTTCCTGCTTAACACAGCTATTCAGCGTCAGGCAGACCGGGTGACAGCCGAAGAAATCCGTTTCATGGCACAAGAACTGGAAGCTGCCCTTGGTGGTGTCTATTCTATTCTATCACAAGAGATGCAGTTACCTCTGGTAAACATCTTGATGGATAGAATGTCTACATCCAAGAAGATTCCAAAGTTGCCTAAGGGAACGGTAACCCCTGTCATCGTCACTGGTGTTGAAGCACTGGGGCGTGGCAATGACCTCAACAAACTCAGGACTTATATCCAAGACCTTGTAGCCTTGGCACAAGCAAACCCTGAGACCATCCAGCGTATCAACTTTGGTGACCTTGTTGCACGACTAGCGACAGGACACGGTATTGATACCACTGGCCTAATCAAGACTGATGAGCAACTTCAGGCTGAACAACAGGCTGCAATGGAAGCACAACAACAACAAATGATGATGCAGACAATGCAGGATGTAGCCCCCGGTGTTGCTAAAGAAATGACTAAGGCTGGGATGGAAGAACCACAGGAACAGTAATGACTGACACAAAACCTATGTCTCTGAAGAAGGACAACCCCAAAGCTACTCCTAAAAAAGAGGAGTATCCAGCGTGGCCCGGAGCGGAAGATGCCGAAATTGGTGTGAAATACATTAATGCAAAAGGCAACATCATCCAGAAGGGGCGTGTTGATGGCTGATACTGTACAAGTTGAAGGTAATCTAACTGGCGCAGAAGCCCCCGTTGAAGAACAACAGGGGGCTGAACGCCCTGAATGGTTACCTGAAAAGTTTAACTCGCCTGAAGATTTAGCAAAGGCATATGGTGAACTCGAAAAGAACTTCACTAAATCTCGACAAGAAGATGCTGAACCAGTTGAAGAGGAACAACCTCAGGAAGCTGATGACGCACGAGAAGCTGTTGAGAATGTCGGACTAGACTTCGATTCTATGAGCCAAGAGTTCATGGAGGCAGGTGAATTATCAGAGCAAACATACTCTGACCTAGAAGCACGAGGCATCCCAAAGGAAGTCGTTGATGGCTACATCCAAGGTCAGATGGCACTTGCACAAAATGTTCAAGGTCAAATCTACAATTCAGTAGGCGGTGAAGACAACTATCAGGAGATGGTAGAGTGGGCATCTGACAATATGTCTGACGCAGAAATTGATGCGTATAACTCTGCTGTAAACTCAGGTAGCCTTGACCAAGCACGACTGGCTGTGGAAGGTCTGTCAGCCCGTTATCGGGCAGTAAATGGTACAGAACCTAATCTGGTTGGAGGCAAAGCCTCTTCGTCCGTGGACACATACCAGAGTTGGGCGCAAGTTACCGCAGATATGTCACGACCTGAATATCAAAAAGACCCGGCTTTCCGGGAGTCTGTCCAACAAAAGATTGGACGGAGTAACATTTCCTAGTCAGCCTCCCAAGGCTGCTAGAGTTCTACCCACCACGCAAAAACCTTGGCCCTCTGCGGAGGATACCCTTGCGTGTGCCGTGTGGATTGGTTGGAGAACACTAATAAACAACCCAACTTTTCTATACAAGGATAACGAAAATGGCTAACGCTAACGTATCCGAAATTGGTAAGGTAAATAATGCCGGTACCGCAGACGCTCTCTTCCTGAAAGTGTTTGCTGGCGAAGTCCTTACTTCTTTCGAACAAGCTACTGTGACTGCCGACAAGCATATGGTTCGCACTATTGCTAACGGTAAGTCTGCACAATTCCCAGTGATGGGTCGCAGTTCTGCATCTTATCACACACCGGGCAACGAAATCACAGGTACAGACCTGAACCACGCTGAGAAGGTCATCACAATTAACGACCTGTTGATTTCAAGCCACTTCATCGCAAACATTGATGAAGCTAAGAACCACTATGATGTACGCTCTGTCTACTCGCAAGAGATGGGACGGGCACTTGCTTTCCAAATGGACAAGCACGTTCTTCAGACTATGGTGCAAGCCGCCGCCGCTACTGCAAACGTAGGCGACTCTGGCTACGCCGCCGGTACAATCATCACCAGTGTCAACTCAGGTACAGCCGC